TACCGCCGTGGCCGTCGCTGCGTCGTTGCTTGCGATGCTCAATCGGACTTCAAGTAGGTCTCCAGGATCAACTCCCGTTGGATTGATCGTGAAGTCATAATTAGCCGCTGTGAGCGAGTTCATCGACTGCGCCGAAGTCGTCACAAGATCCGAACCTAGCGACCCATCGGCGCCGACGTAAGCTTCTGCGTCAATCGTGCAACTTGTGTCCGCGACCGTCGTTTCCATCTTGGCTCGGATCCGAAGTTGGATTGTCTGGCCGTCCTCATAGTTAGCCGGGATCGCAATGGCCAAATAGAGCCGCCTAGTCGTCGATCCTAGAGCCTTTACATCGCCCGCTGTGATTCTGATCGGATTGGTTCCCCAAGTGCCTGTGATGATGCCTAGATCGTCGCTGGCAGGTGTGCCTGGTAGATTGGTTTGCACCGCGTCCCAAGTGCGAGCCTGTGTCAGTGGTATCACCGACTCGGCAAGCACTCGTTGAGCGATCTTGGTAACCGCGATATCTGCATTACCCGCGATCGTGTAGTTCGTAATGACCTCTGCTGGTAAGACTATCGTTACTTCTTGAATCGTTGTCATAGTAGTCCGAGTGCTCCGTATGGAAGTGGATTGTAAATCTTAAATTCTAGCCAATGTGCCTGTACTTGCTGACCTTCGGTCTGTGGGATCTCGAAGCCGTTGGCATCGAGCAACACTGGACGGTTAGTCGGTTCGCCGCCTTTGAGTGCTCGAACGATCTGCGTCGTGTTGCCTACGTTGATTTTCTTGTAATAGCCTTGATGTCTCACTCGGCGATACCATGCTCGCTCGTTGGTCGTTCGGTAAGGATACCTGAATCGAATTTGGCCGGTTACCTCCCAGTAGGCAAGCTCGGGCGTTACCACATTAGACGCAGAGAGTTTCATCAATTTAGCTGTGCCTGGTGGCCATCCCAGAAACGCGTCACTGTTAACCGATCGACGATACGCCGCTTGCACGAATGGATTGAACATGAGCATGTTACGTTTAATCGTGACTGTCTGATCGGGAAGCAATGTCTTAACGCCCTCGATGGGCTCACCGTTGACCGTTTGGATCGGGTTGCCGTCCCAATCCTCGTCGATCTCTTCCTCAGTCTCAACATCGTCCCAATCGATCCTAGGTGGAGCAAATAGCGGGTTGTCCTCATTCTCTGATGGCCCTAGTTCGCCGGTGTAGTCGATATTTAACTGCCACAGGATTAGGCTTTGCCGACTCAGCGAAAAGTTGTCTGCAAAAGCATAGGGGAAGTCATCGGAGAATCGATCGCCCTCTAGGATGCCAGTGGACGAAAAACAATCGACCTCTTTGGCCTGCGGTGTGGTAAGAATCTGAAAGGCTCGCTGTAGCTTGATTTGTCGCTTGCGGAAATTGTCCGAGAGCGTCACTGACGAAATCGGCTTGCTCCACATTTCAGTTACTTCGATGATGTTGCTCATCCTACGAACTCCAACTGAAAGTTGTTTGCGTTGCCTTGTTTCGGCATGGCCTTAATCGCTTCGGTTACTTGATCGAGTTTCTCGACCGTCTTGAGCGTGTTGCTTGCAATGTCCTTTTGAATATCTTCGGAAGCACCACGCATCACAAGCCGTTGCTCGACCGCCATCAATTGAGGTTTCTCAGCTAGCTTCTTTGCTAGTTCGCTTTGCTTCTTTTGTTTGTCCAATGCCGTTTGCTCTGCTGCGATTCTAGCCGCCGCATCTTCTGACAGTCCCTCTTGCACGAGCCTAAAACGGTTTGCCGCTTCTTCGCCTTGCGTCAGTAGGATCCGCTGTTCTTCGAGTCGCTGAATCTCGCTGGCTTGCAAGTCAGCAACACGCTTGAGCCTTGCTTGCTCCTCGTCATCGGCTCGCTTTTTATCGTCGGCGTTCTTCTTGGCGATGTCTGCAGCACGCTCGGCCAAGATAATCCGCTCTGCATCGATGCCAGTGATTCCCTCATCGGCAAGCTGCGCCTGCCTCGATGCTTCAATGCCCTTGGTCAGTTCGATGTATTGATAGTTGGCTTTTTTGAGCTGATTAAGTGCCGAGTCTTTTATCTGCTTGGCTTTCGCCGCTGCTTCGTCCTCTGCTTTTTGCTGATCCTTGATCGCTTTTACTTGGTTAGCTCTCGGCCCATATAACTCGACGAGCTTGGCTTTTTGCTTGTTTAGGTTGTCAATAATATCAACCTGCAGATTCGATTCAAGCGTTAGCTGATTGATCGTGTCGATGTTGTTGCCCAAAGGATCAAATTCTAATTTGAGCTTATCGATCTGATTGAGCCGAAAATACATGTTGTCGTATGCTTTTGCGAGCTCTTTTTCAATCCCCTGGAAAGCATCATGAGCCGCTTGTTGTCGCGCCTTTGGATCTCGGACAAGTGAGATATCCTCCAGAGTGTCAGCAAACTCCTTGTCCGACAATGCTCGCAGTGCTGCAGAGAAAGCATTTGTGTCCTCGGTCGCTTCGGCAAGAGTATCTTTGATCTCCTGCACGCCGAAGATCATTTCACCGATCGACTTGCCCAGCTGAAACGACATCATGCCAACGAGAGCTGCTAGACCAGCCTTGAACATGTTGGCCCCTGCTCCACCGAGCTTCTGCACCTCGGCAAACTGCCCAACCTTCTCGGTGATCTGTGCAACCTGTTGAGCCGCTGACGCAAGCTGACCGCCTCCGAGTTGACCGGCAAGGATGCCAATGAATTCGGTAGAGGCCTTCGCCTTCTGCCCGGTCTCCTTGATGCCTTTGACGGATGCCTCGATGTTCTTGGCAGCGCTCATCGCCTGTGCGGATGCTTTATCCTCCGCCGCTATAACGATCTTGACCGCATCGCCTGCCATCTATGTTCGCTCCGCTTTTGCTCGTTGTTCTTCGATCTTAAACCGTCTGGCCGCCTCAAGGAAACTAACTGATTGATCCAATGCCCCTCCTGCTACTGGTGGCAAACCCTCATCGAACAAATCGACCAACTCAATAAACTGCCCGAGACCATCGCAATATCGATTTGGGCAACCCTCGACTCGGAAGATGCCTTGATCGCATTGGTCGCATCCGCCACCGTTGCAAGCTGTGCATTCGATCTCGATTGGTTCATGGCTCGTTCCTTTGTCCTTGCATCCTTTGTCGCTGCAATGCCGACAGAGCAATCCCTGCCGGATCAATGCCGCGACTCTTAGTCTTTTTTTTCGGAGTCGTCCATTCGCTGATTGTACGCGCACAACGAAAGCAACTCTCTCGCCTCGGTCAACGTCAACACCTCATCGAGAGCGTCAACGCTGAACGGTTGGCCCATGTTTGACCAACCACAAACAACTCGCTTGAGTTGCTCGATGGTTTCGTTGAAGATTTCGTCGACAGTCACGCCATCTTTATGAATGATGTCGATGACCTCAAGAATCTTCCGTTGGTTTCGCATCGATTGAGACTTGACGCGAAATACTGGCCGCGACTCGATGGGCTTGTCCTTGTCGGACGAAAGCACTACCGGGAAGCTTTGATCTGGCTCTAAAAAAATAGGCATATCACCTCCTTATGCCTGTTAGGATGCCGCCGTGAAAGTGATCGAGCATTCTTCGTCAACGGTGGATCCGTTGCGGTTTGCTTGCCACTCGATCTCATCCGTGACCATGTTTTCTCGATCTGCTTCGGTCACGCCAATGATTTGAGCCTTCGGGCAAGAAATCGTGATCTTGCTGTTCGTCGGCCCGTCTAGATCCCATGTCAAAAGATGCTCAGACATATCGAGCAGTTTCGTGTAGACAGGATTGGTCGCAACAAGCTTGGCCTCAGGATTGCCAGTCACCTTGACTATCCTGTTGGTAATCAGTCCGCACTTGAGCCCCGCGACGTTGCTAGAGTCCTCTCGAAGCATCATAGAATTGCCTGCGTCGAGTGTCATGTTCTCAACAGCAAGATCGACGCTGTTCCATTGTGTCGTCGATGAAGCGAACCTTAACGGACTTGCATTCGGATAGGTCGGAACCAGGATTGCTGTATCAGTCGGAATCTCCCAAACACCCATAAAGTCGAATTCAATGAAAGCTGCTTTCCCTGTTTGGCAGTTGATTTTGAAAGTGCCAACACAACCGCGCAGCAGCTTTCGCATTCCATCGATGTATACTGCGATGGTAAGGGTCTTTACGTTCGCGCCTGGTGCCTCTGTTCGAGGCGTGAACACTTGCCCTGACTTAACCCATCCGCAAGCAGGCAGAAACGTATCGGCCCAAGATGGCTCGGTTGCTGTCCCATCCCATGATGCGTCATGCTTGAAAGTAAGCCTGCCCTTGTAAGTATTTGGCACCGATGGACGCATTCCAAAAGATGCTTGGCCCTCCCTGGCCTCAAGTTCCGTTTCGCTTTGGATCGAAATATCGTAACAATTAAAAGCTGCTTCGGATGCCGATAAAGCTTCAGCAGTTCCCGGTGTCGTTTCAATCTTTGCCGCCAATACTCGCTTGCGTTTCAGTAGTGTCATTTGCCTAACTCCCTTGATGTTCTTAGTTTGATCTGTCCACTGGCCGCAAGAATGATCTCTCGGAGCCTACGATTGATTTCGATCGGGAGTCTCTCCCTTGCTGTGTCTGCTGCAATTGTACCGATGTTCCCTTCGCGGAAATAGTCACCTGGCCGCTTGCCAAGAACCCTGACAAGCTTCCTAGCCCCTTCACTAGCTGGACGGTAAACATCGCCACGCCATCGAGACTGGATGAAGCCATCGCTAATGACTGTCCATCCGCCACCCATGTGCGTCTTGTATTGAACTCCGAGACTTTGCTTTTTGCCGCGTCGCTTCTTGCTGTAAGACTTGGCCTCATTCATCCGCACCGGGAAATGATGTCCTTCCCAAAGACCAATAGTCACGCCAGCATTGCCTGGCTCGGCTTTATTCTTTTGCTTGATCGTTTTCTTGAGCGTTGCCGACTTGTTGATCGGTTTGGCAACTCCCTTGTTTTCACTTGAAAGCTTCAAGTTGACCAATGGACTGAGTGCCTTTGCCGCTTGCACTCGAACCGTCTTTGCAGTCCTATTAACTGCTGTGGCAAGATGCCTTGGTAAGTGATCGCCGAATGCACCGAGGTTGCTTTTCATTTGCCGAATAGAGGCTTCATCGACTGTGATTTTTAGCATCAGTTCCGAAGCTCCGTAGGATCATCTTCGCTGACCCTAAAAGTGATTTGCAAAGGGACGGTAAGTCCATCGATCCCGCCATCAGCCGCGATGAACTGGACGGATCCAAATACCGCATCGATCGCATTGCCGCCGAAAGTGTGCCAAGTAGAGGATCCGCTGGCAATTGACTTAACTACGTCGGCATGGAAAGCATTAAGCATTTCGTCTATAGCCTCCTGCCCTCGCTCGTCCTGCATCACATGGCAATGGATATTGAAGGTTTGCCGATAAGCATTAGCAGGCGGATTGCCTGGCCTATCAAGCTCGCCGACTCGATCCAATGGCCCCTGAGTCAAGACAATCTGGTTGTGTCTCGGCGTAAAGTCCGCAAACCGTTTCGGCCTTTGAACTTCACTTATTTCCGTCGAGTACGCGACGTTTTCAATCATGGCATCGAGCCTTGACTTGAGGACAATTGCGATCTCCTCGACGATTGCTAACGACATTCGAGAATCAACATTCCTTCGTCATGGCTAGTAAGTCTTAGGATCGAGTGTCGCTTAACTGGTTGACCGACTCGATCCGCAAATTCCAACTCATCGCCGCCTAAATTGAGCTCATCGCTTGCGATGCCTTCAGCCTCATCGTTGGCAACGTGTATTTCAAACACCGGATATACAACGTCACCATCTTCTGGAAGGATACCAAGAGCCTCTCGCACAACCACCGCGTCAATCTTGCGAGACCGACCGTTTCGCTTGTAGTAAACGATCGGCTCTGCAAAATCCTGGTCGTTGGCGAATACCTTCTTGGCATCCTCCTTGATGAGGTCGTGAAGGCTCATCGCTTATCGCTTGCACTCGACCGAGACATAATCAACCGTGACGCTGTTGACGTTGGTTGAGGCTGTCTTGCTGATCTGAACAAACGGTTGAAGCGATCCGGTAGCAGCGGCCATCGAGAATGTCGTGGTCGATGCAACTCGGGCACCGTCGATGTAGAATTTGACATCCGACTTGCCGCCAGTGAAGTCGATCACAAACTCTTTGTAAGTCGCAACCAACGAAACGCCTGAGGACTTGTCGTCGTTATCGGTCGTGCCATCGTCGGTCTCGCAAACAACAGCATTCGAGCCAGAAAGCTTGAATTGTGCGTTGTTGGTCGTCGCATCGGTATCGTCGTTTCGACCCGACTGCAATCCGAAAGCCAAGGTCGTGGCCGCGTTAAGCGATGCCACCGTCTTAACGACGAAAACGGCTCGCTGAATGTTGTCGATGTCGAAGCAAAGCTTGTCACCGAAGTCCAAGCAAACATTCTGAATTTCGTTGGCACTGTCGAACGTCAACGCAACTTCGCCGGTGGCCGATGGGCTCACAGAAGCATAGGTTGGAGTGCCACTAGACGAGGTGTCCGTGATCTTCCAGTTGCCTTCACCGACGGTTGTCGTGTAAGTCTTGCCGCCGAAGAAATCATCCTCGAAAATGGCGTGATTCTTAAAACCTGGCATGTCTAAATTTCCTTTTGTTGTTGTGTTTATGCTGTCTGGGAAAGCCCTGGCCATTGCCGACCAGGGCTGTGATGTCAATCAACCGCCACTAGGTTCGGTTGCCGAAGATTCCTCGATGGTCAATCACCGCTGCAGCCATCGATTGCCGAACGTAGTAGTGGTAGGTGTCATTATCCTTGTTCCACTCAGACTCAAGCACTGGAGCTTCTTCGCCATTGAGGAACGTGATCTCGACGGTATCGATTTGCGAATTGTCGGCAATCGCGTACCAGTTGGTCGAGCTGTTTGCATCGAGCAAGGCAGTTGCAACAACTTGCAGAGGTCGAACGCCATTGACGCCGTAGATGTTGATGACTCCCTCGTTGCCGTTCGCTTGTGCGTAGGATTGGCTGTTGACCAATTCCAACGCGGTTGATGCGTATGCTTGTGGCACGAGCAACGTGCGAGGCGACAGATTGAGGTAAACGTCACTGCTAAGTCCCTTTTGCAGGGCCATCAGCGTGAACGCTTCATTGAGAGTCGTCACGCTTGGAGCTGCAACCGCAGAAGCAGTGATGTTTCTTCCGCTAGTGTGCGATGCGCTGAACAAAGCCACACCGTCGGCCATCGTCGGGTTCGCAAGCAAGGCATCATACACAACCTTCTCTTGCGTCCTTCGAGCACCGTTGCCGTGCATCGCTGGAATGCGAGACAACGCGTCGAGGTCGTCGTTGACAACCGTTTCCCAAGACACCGAGAATTTCTTGCCGAACTTCTCAACCTTGTAGGATCGCTTGGAATCGCTGATTGACCCTTCTGGATATGGAGCCCCTTCGGGAACCATTTCAAGGTTCGGAGATTCACCAAGCTGGATGCGATTGATGTTCTTGAAGTCATCGACCGATTGAGCCTGACGAGCCCACAGAGACCAAGTGTAAGGTGCTTCCTCGTAAGCCGCTCGAAGCGTCTTGCTGGCCGCATCCAACAGGATGTTTTGAAAACTTCCGGTTGTGTGGTAG